ACATTGCCATCAGAAAGAGTTTGAGTAACCTCCATTGCATCGCCCAAACCAACAGGTCTAAAGGTAAAACCATATTTACCATATAGGTTATTAAAATAGTCTACAGCTTCATTCTCTTCTGTTTGAATAGATGCTAAGTCAGTAGCATTTAAAGCCTCATTAAACTCACTGTCTTTTAATATTTCTTCTCTACCTTTTACTGCTGTATTTATCTTAGCTTGACGCTGAGCTTTTTCTTGTGCTTGAAGTTTACTAAGCTCAGGCTCCTCTAGCTCAACCATAAAAGTTGTGAAGGCTTGGTCAGCAGCTATTTGATTTCTTCTCTCATCATCATCCATATCAGATGGTGGTTGAAACCTAAAATCTGAAGCACCTCCCAACCCTGTAGTAGGCTGTTCCGGAGCTTGAGGTGGCACATAGCCTGTCTCCCTCATGTCACGAGGTTCAAAACCAAAAAGGTCTTTAAATTCTTTTTTAGCTGCGTTTATTTTATCTTGACGCTCTAGCTCTTCAGAAGTAAATTTGCTTATATCATACTCAATAACACCCTCTTCTTCTGTAGGTTGTTCCTCAGGTCTAAATGGTATCTGTGTTTCAGGTTCCTGAAATTGCTGATATGTTTCAGCCAATGATAAATCCGAAGAAGTATCTTGTTCCTGAGGCTGTTGTATAGGAGATACCGTATCTTCCATCGGTTCCCCATCGGGCTGTGAATCTTTTTTTTTTATGGTAACATCATTTAAGAAACCTTCAATAGTGTAGTTAGCTTTAAATGTTTCATCAATCCCTCCTATATAATTATACATTTCTGCAGCATATTTTTTATCCTGCATATCATTAGTAAATCCTTCTAAAGAATATGAGTCTTTAAAGCTAGGGTCTACCGAACCTATATAGTTAAACAGTTGTTGTAAGTATTCTTCTTCCATTTATTATTTCTTTGGACCGTTTGCATTGTTACCACGAGGAGCAGGAGCAGGAGCAGGAGTGGATTTAGCTTCAGTATTATTCTGACCTTGCTGAGCTGCTCTTCTCTCTATTTGAAAATTATCAATGTATGCTTTTTTAGATTCATCACTCAAGTTAAACTGTCTTGCTAAACCTTCTTTGATGGCTGCATTCTCAAGTAATTCCACTTGGTCCTTAAAGGCTGTAGGATTTTTTAAGTCTAATTCATACTTTTTACCGTTAAATGTAACTATTACACCTTGTCCGAAAGAGAATTGGCTTGTTGATATATCATCGGCTATTATTCCTTCTATCTTTAACAATTCATTTTTAACCCTTGACTCTAAAGTATCTTCGTCCGGTTCAGTTGCTACCGTTGATGCTAAGTTAGTTAGTGAAGTGTTCTTAAAATTTACCTCATTTGACCTTATATACGCATCATTATATGTAGGGCGTGTTGGTTTTGCAATACCCATAGATGGTTTAAATGTTGTTGCTCCTAAGTTTTTGCTTAGGTTTTCTTGATATTTTGAACGAGACAATATATCATCAACGTTCTGTATTTTTTGACCCTCAGCCAAAACAAAGTTTACTCCTTGTTTTATGAATCTTGATTGGTTAGTTCCGTACGGTAATTTTTCATCATTTAAACCTGATGACTCGGTATATCTAATTACAATACCATCAGTGGTTGGCTCAATAGCTTCTATGTTTTTGTTAAGTGCACGTAAATTATTTGCTGCTTCAAATTTATCTGCTTCACTTCCATAAAATAATTTCCCAAATTCATTTAGTGCAGTGTCTTGATTTCTGTTTCGTTCACCAATTGCAAATTCAGTTGCAGAAACAGCTCTTGATTGAGGAGTAAACCCTGCTCCTTTTGTTTGTCTCTTAACATCAATGTTAGCACGTATAGCAAGTTTTAGTTCTTCTTCTACTTTTTCTTTTTGTCCTCCCTTAAATACAGGGGTTCCTGCAGGATTTTCTGAACGGTCCAAATAAATTAATGAACCTGTTTTGTCTGCATCAAATTCTTTTTTATCAAATGTAAACGTATACTTATCACCTGCTTCGGTCTGTAGTACCTTATCTGTTAATACAGAAGCAATATCGTTTCCATTACGCATCATTGCTGATACTTGAGTTTTTTCCCACTCCTTATATGTAGCTGCAAACTTTTCTCCTTCTAAACCAAAGTCGTGCTGCTTAGCGTCAATCATTGTTATTATGGTATTAAGCTGTCTGCTACCTCCAATCTGAACAGCACTCTGCTCTAAAGCTCCAAGTTGTTCTGCTGCTTTGGATGCACTACCATTCAAATCAAACCTATCATACTTCTGCTTAAGTCTTTGTCTTAACTCATTTACTGTAGCAAAATCAGTTGGTTTCTTGCTCATCTCCATTACCCCGGTTTTAGGATTTTTAACCATCCTACCTATACTTACAACACCATTAGTGGGATTAAGATATCCTTTTACTTGTCTAAGATTAGCAAGACCTTCTACTGTTTCAGCTTCCCACATCTCACGATAAGAAGACTCATCTCCTTCCCAACGCTTCATTTTCTCCGTGTATTCTTTCTGATACTCTTCAGCTAGTCCGAATAAATTTGCAGTTCCATCAATAGCATTTTGCCTTCCTATTGTGTAGTCCTTTACTTTAAGCTGACCGCTTTTTAAAAGACGGTCCTGCATTAATCTAAACTCCTGAGCGTTTCCTGCATACTCTAATGCAAATGTATTGCCCGCATCATAGTCACCTGTAGGAGCGTTTGCTAACTCTTCTCCATATTCTCTTGTAGCCTTATCAATAGCAGCTTTTTTATCCTCACGGAGTTGGACCTCCTCCTTGAGCATATCGGACATATTCTTTCCAATCTCTGCCCAATTTATTTGCGTATCTGCCGAACGTTCTGCGTACCTAAAATAACTCATTAGTCGTTTGGATTAAACATTATCTTTCTATCAAATGCAGGGTTAGTTGCCAATTCACTAGTAGACGTAGGATTAAATCCTATAATGTCTATTAGCTCTTGAGAAACTTCATCACTTAAATTTAATGAGTCAAAAAGATTCATTCCTACTCCGGGTATAATATTATTTGTATCCATAATACTCTCTGAACCAACAAAAACTTTTTTATCCCTTAGCTCTTTTAATTGGTCAATACTAAACCTATCCTCATCTGTCATAAAATCTTGAAACTCTATTTGTGACATATCATTAACCCCTGATGTATCTACACCACCAAACATTCCTTGTGATGCTAACTGCTCTTGTAACTGAGGGTTTCTTTTAAGAGCCTGCTTAGCTAATCTAGCTGCTTTTGTTTTCTGATATAAAGGAACAAAAGATGCGGCTGCTCCTAGCGATGCAGTAACTCCTTGAAAGCCTTCTTGCATTGATTTAGCTCGCATTTCTTTCCCTTCTCTTATTGCTAACTGAGCACCTGCCATCTCTTCCATTCTTACTCCTGCTTTTATGTCTCTTAGTCTTGATTTTTCTGCAGATATTAATTTATCTAACCCAAACTTTCTCTCTTCATCTCTGATTGTTTGTTTTTCTAATCGCTGTTGATTTGTCATTAATGTTCTACCTGCTGTTGCTGCAGCACCTCTTGGGTCAGCTTCTGCGGCTGCTTCCATTGCAGTTTTATATGCTTCTGCTGCTAACCTAGATTGTCTTTCTCTTTCTTTCATTGGTAGCGACAGACCCTCATATACATTTTTACTAAGACTTTTATACAAATCATCTGTTTTTTCTCGAAGCACTCTGTTAGCTTCTTCTACGTCACGCCTAGACTGAGCCGCCTGAGCAAAAGACATTCCTGTTGTCGCTAAAGTATTAACTACCTGAGCACCCGCTGCAAATGCTGCAAATCCTACTGCCATATTATTAAGTATTTTTGGTTAATGATAAAAATGTATTTCCACAAAGATACTAAAATTAGGGAAATGATTTCATTACCTCTGATTCTACTGCAAATAATTCTGATGCAGTTTGAGATTTTCCTATTGGTAATTCTAAAACAAACTCACAGTAATGACCTAATACTCCGTGTGATTCTGCTATTGGGTTCTTAATATATAAGAAATAAGCATCCTGAATTGGTATAGGATTAGTAGCTCCCGGCACTGCAGTTGAATCAATCACAATCTTATTAATGCCATTTACTTTATCTACATTTATCTGTGTAATGACACCCGCAAAAATAGGTGTGGTATAAGGAGGTAGTGCATAATACAAATAATCACCTACACTTACTATGCTTCCTATGTTTACTGATAAAGCAAAGTCTACTTCATATGCTGCTGCTGCACCACCAACAGCAGAACTTCTTGAGATACCATTTAATGAACGTAGCTCAAACTCAGCTTCTGTTACGTTAGCTCCTGTGGTTCCATCGTTCCTTACAAAAGCAAACCAAGCATCTTCTTTTTTCTCAAACCAAGCATCATCAATATATCCTGTTGTCTGAATGTCTGTAGTTAGATATGCTTCCCAAGAATCATCAGCCTCAAGATTTAGAGTTTTAAATAATTTATTTGTTAAAGGCTCTTGATTAAATACACTAGTTAAAGTAGCAGGATAGTCAACTCCATAAAAATTACAGTGCGTATCATTTGTATTATGACTATATATATTACCACCCTTAAAGGTGTAAAAAAACTGATTCATTCCTATCATATAATCAGGAAAGAATGAATAGAAAGAAGGGAATCCTTTTGATGATTCGCTATATGTTAGTGTATAATTTATTGCCATATCTTAACAGTTTGCTCTAGTTATTACTACTCCATTTGCATCAACCTCAATATACTCAGTTGCATTTATCTTATAAAACCCTTGTGCTAATACATTACTTCCATATGCATCTGAGAATACCCAATCATTTACGGCAGGGTTTCCTGCTGTTCCTGATACCGGTGCATTATAATACGTTTCTCCTATTACATATCCACAGGCTGTAGGAAAGTTAGGTCCTACAACAGATGAAGAATATCCTGTAAGTAACACAGGACATTGTACTTCTACTGTAAATGATGTTGTAGGACAAGTTCCTACGATATCAATGTTTATATTATTTGGAGATGCAGCAACCTTTGGTATAACCATAATGCAATCACCGGGTGCTGAACCTGAAGTTAAACTTATTTCTCCTGCTTGAGGCGTTATATCTTCAGTCAAACCTGTGTCTTGAAAACCTACTCCATCTTTATATTTATACTTAATAATATTACTATATGTTGTCCCTGCTGTAGGACAAGTACCACCTGCTTGCCCAAGATAAGTATATCCACCCGATACTGTGCTTCCGTGATATCCATCAACAGGAGAACTTAGTTTATTATATAACACACCATTATATGTAGCTCGTATACCATCGGGTATGAATACAGGGATAAACTTAACAATAATAGCACCCACTGAACTTCCTACATCAACATTAAGTTCATATACACCATCGTTCAGTAAGCCTGTACCTATTAGACTACCACAAGGAGTTAAGCACTCCGGGCAGCTTTGTATAGGTCCTAGTATTCCACTAACCTGCTCTCTGCTTATACCACTCCCATCAGCATAGAATCCATCTGCACTAACAATGGTTAATGCAGCATCGTCAAATACTGTTGTTGAGTTAGATAGTGTTGTTCCGTTTAAGTAATGTGTAGTTAAAGGCATAATTTAATTTTTTTAACAAGTGCAACAAGCATCTTCTATTGTTGCTCCAAAACATAATTCATCTTCAGTTGATAATCTATAGTCCCAAATCAAGTACAAATAAGCTCCTGTATTCGGCATTGTAAATGTAGCAGAGTATTTATCAGGTGCATCCGTACTGTCTATTGGGGTAGGTACGTTTGCTAATGAAAGAAGTGTTTTTATATCTGCAACATTATTATAGTACCTTATATTGCTTCTTAAATATCTAAAGTTATTAGGTGTCGGAGGAAGAGGTGAAAGTACACCTTCGCTAAATACAAAGTCATCAAAGTTAATCTTATTACATATCATACTAACAGTAGCTGAATCAGCAGGAATAACGCCTGCTCCTTGAAGCCCTGTTATTTGGTCATAATCAGATATCACAAACTCAGTTGTATTATCATTGTCAAAATTAACTAACCTTGAATGTAATGGCGATACAAACGTGCCGTCAGTCCAACTATATTCGCTATGTATGTACTCACCATTGATTGCATCGCTTGTAATAGATATAGGTATAATAGTAATAGTATCTGCTTCAGGACAACCAACCGTAATACCTCGTATATAGCTTTTGTTTGGTGAAGAACTTTCAACTACCAAAGTAACCTTTTGGTCAGCAACAGAACTCTTCTGAATAGTTATTGTATCGCTAACAGGAGTGGATGCACTAAAATATGTGTTAGTAACGCCTGCATATGTATAGTCTATTCTAAAAGAATTATTCCCTGAAACTGATGAGTCTATATCTATATCTATAGTCACATCTCCAACTAAGTCTCCTACGTCAACGCAGAAATCATAAGAGTTGGCTACGTCCACAACAATATTGCCCACTATTATTCCGCAATCTATGCAGTCTGTAATTACAGGCTTTGGTGTATTGTTTGAACTAAGTACATACTCATTCATATATGGGTCGAACCCACCTAACTTTTGATTTTGAAATGAATCTATAAATAGGTCTCTAAACCAACTTCGCATACCCTGCTCTGATATAACAATTAATTGTTCGTTTTGAGCTGAGCTACCTTTTAGTTGCAATACCGCACCACGCTTTGCGTCTGTAAAGTATTTGTCTTTACCCCACTTAACAAAACTTTCAGGGTGGTTGGATATACCATAGTCCTCTACACGAGCAATTTGCGTACCTAGTACCTCAGGTACCGATGTTAACGCATTTCCTGCTCCTGCATCTGATAACAAGTTTTTGCCTTGAAGAACATATGATATTTTATCTTCCTGAAGTGTAAGTATATCCGTCTCTCTGCCTGACAATAATTGGATAGGTCCAAAAGTTCTTTCTAGCGGTTTAAAGTTAAGAAGACCTAAATTAAATTCATTGAGTTTATTTATATTACTCTCTTCATTGTAAACACCACTGTATGTTAGGTCAGCAAAACGATGTGCCTCTTTATATTCTTGCTCACTTGTAGTAAGAACTCTATTTCCTAAGTTAAATGTTTTTCCTATAACTGAATCTCTTATTTTATAGCTCTCTGCTCCATTACCAAACGCAAAACAGTTTATGAAATCTGTATTAACTATAGCGGCAACAGTGTCAGTTTGGTCTTGAGCATTACCTCTATGCCTTCCCGGATACTCGTCCAATGTAACAGGGTCTATATACGTATAAGTTTCATACGTATCAGCAGATTCATACCATACATCGGGTAAAGCGTCCTGTGGTTGTGTTTCAAATATAACAACACCATCTGTCCTATATATATCAAAAGTCATCTGAAGATTAGACCTTTTGGGGACTCTACTTCCACAGGCTTCAACCCCCCTAACAAAAAACCCACTTTCAGTTGTAGAACCATTTCCTCGTACTGTCCAACTTGTTAATGTACTAGGAAAACAAGATGATGGAACAAAGGTATCACTATACCAAATTATACTTGCATCTCCTGTACCTTTTTGTAATATATCATCAAAATCTATTGCATCTAAGAAATCAATAACACTGCTGTAATCTCTAGTTGCAGTTATTTTTGTTTTTAAATTATATTCTTTGCTGTCACAAAACAATGTACCTTCTCTTACATTGCTTATTTCAATTTCTATAAAACTTCCTGCAGGCATATCTAAATCAGTGAAGGGGTCAGCTGATGTGCCTAGTGGTACTGCGAGCTCAGGACATACACCACTAGTACTAGATTCATTAAAATTTCTATATGGTGTATAATTGTCTTCGTCTTGAACTATACTTATTTCATTTGAGTTTACTTTAATATATGCTCCCGGTTGACTTCCTGAAGTTATGCCATCTAAAGCAAATACTTCTTTCTCTAAAACAGTAACGTACGCACAAGTAGACAAAGGTCCTTGAGTATCTTTTTTAACTATTAATCTAGCTCCTTCTTCTACTTTTTGAGAGTTTTCTCCTTCTAGCTTAAAATATACAAAACCTTGTTCGGTAGGTCTATAATACACCTCACTATATATTGCATCATAATTTTCTTCATCAGGCTTTATAGCAAACTTATAGTGCGTAGCCCATTCAGGTGCTATTTGTCTAGTTGGTATATTTACTTGTATACTGTTTTTATCCTTAGAAGCACTACAAGGAACGTGCAATGAATTGTTATTACTAACAAGTGCTGTACTCGAACGACCAAAGTCATCCATATAAACTATTGCGGTTTCATATCCTCTATTACTATGAAGACTTCCTATGTTTGATGTTTTTGAAAAAGTTACCGAACCTCCATTTGCTTCATAAAACTCATATATATCTTCGGTTATGTCCGTACCAACAGTTACATCATTTACAAAACGCATATATGGTAGATAAATACGTATTGTATCTGCTAAAGGTCCTGAAGAGGTAGTACCAATAAAAATTGGCTCGTTATCATTATACGCAGTAGCTCCAACTAAATCTGTACCAAGAGAAGCACTAGCATATTTTGTAACTGTTCCACTTGCAGTAGGAGAAGGAAAAGTATTAGGTATAACACAATTAAAGTCATCTGTAAACGTTACTCCATTACAGCTTGTAGGGGGAGAAGGTGCGTAAACAGGTTGAATGTTCTTAGGACTAATATTTCCTACCTCATTTATAAATTCATTACTTGTTGCTAAATCAAATACACTATTGTAATCTTGACTTAATATTACAGTAAATTCAACAACTGTGTTTCCTGTATTATCAGTAGGCTGAGGATTTGAAGATGGAGCAAACTGAGAATGTTCAAAATCTATCTCAAAAGACAAAGAAGAACCTTTTTTAAAATCACCTTTTACCGAACTTAAATCAAACAAAAGCTGACCATTTGAAGTAACAGAAATACCTCTACTTAATATATCATAATCAACAGAACCTATAGTTGCTTGTATTTCAGTTTCACCTAAATCTTCACTTATCAACCCAACAGTGTATTCTATTTGACATGTAGCTCCTTGATAATCTATTAAATCATATCCATCTATATAGTTTCCATACACAAGCCTATTACCCATTACGGTTTGAGCTAAAGCAAATTTAGGTACGTTGTCATATAGTCTTAATATTTCAGAAGTCGGAAGTATCGTAAATATATTACTGTTAGTAAACGTGTATGTTTGAGTCGCATTATCTGCAAACCCTCTATCTTTTTTATTAAATTTGTCAATTATTTTTATTGTACTGTTATCACATTCTTTGAATAACAAATCAATACTCTTAACTAAAGGACCTCCTGTATTATAAGACACTATTGCTGAATTATAAAAGTTTGTCATTCCCTCATTCAAATTACTAGTTTGACTGTAATCAAAATCTTTTGGAATAAAAGCAGGTTCAGAGAATGGAGATGTGGCTGAGTATTCTCCATTATCATATCTGTATCTATACGCAAAAGAAATAAACCTATCTTCTAAGTAGTTTTCTTCAGAAGAAGGAACTTCTTGAAGGGTAACATCGGGAGCAAAAAGAGGTGGTCTTTTTATAACTAATAATTTTTCTTGTAATACCAATGGCTCGTTTCCATAGTCTACTATCCTAGGTGCAGACAATACGGGATTAGCATAACCTTTTCTTACATTTATAAATCTAGGTGGATTTATATTGTCTGTAAAAAACAACAAGTCTTCTACTAAGTCTACTCCTGTTATTAAATATTTTAAATCAAAGTTTAATGTTGTGTTTACATCACCACCATCATTTACACTTATAACGTGGTAATCAACTATATTATCACTAATATTATATGATACTATCAAGTCTATTTTACCTGTTGGAAATAATGATGTAGGCAACCCGGCACCATCTCTAGCAAAGTATGGGTCGTGAACAAACCAATATATTGTTTCCTTAGCTCCATCCTCAAATGCACCAATACATCTAGCCTGTGAGCTTAAGTTCTCATTGTTGTACTGAAGAGTAGTAAGCTGTGTATTACCCTTTGTAGTTTCAACTGAGCCAACTTCACTAGCTTCTGTAGAACCTAATCTAACATTAAGTGCATCTACGTACTCACCATTAGGAACGAGTCTCTCATCAAGACTCTTGTTCATTCTACCTAAAACAAAATTTCTTTGTGTATTCGCCATATTATTTTAGCCATTTATCTTTACCCCTCATATTCATTAGTAATCTTCCGGGATGTATATTACTTATTCTAATCTTTGCGTTTCTTAACAATGCACTTTTTCTTTTACGTGCTCTTGCAATTATATATTCCTGAACTCCTAATTTAGAATTTAGTATGGCGTGTTCAATGTGTGCGTACACATATTCTTCAAATAATTTATTTACTGTAACGTCTACATCGTTTCCGTTTTCCATTCCATCTGAAACGTATTCAAGAATACAACTTTGATTAGACATATCAGAGCTAAAGTTAATTACCCCTGACTTTTTATCTACTCTAAATGTTGGATTTGCATTTGCTGTCTCTGTATTTAAACCAAACCTAGCACCTATCTGATAATCAAAATACCAAACCCCATCACAACAGTAACCCTCATATCCATTGAATGGATTGTTAGCGTTTAAGTATATAGACTTCTTACTACCCGTTATTCTGTCGTAGTCAATATTTGAAAACTGAGGACTTAGAGCATTACCATCTACGTCAAATAATATTCTTGAATTATTATCTTGAAGATAAGCACTACTCCAATTGGTTTGAATGTTTTCAGTTAAAGGGTACAATAGACCATCTTTATATACAGATATCCTAACCCAATTAACATAATCAGATGGCAATACATATCTTAATGTATTACCTACGTTAAGTTCTAAAATTTTTATTTCCTTAAACGCATCATAGTTTAATTCTTGTATAGCTCTCTTTGCGTGAAACAATACCTTAAACCTCTCCTCATTATTTACAAGGTTATGGTTCCCGGCATACATCAACATAAAGTTATTTACTATATCATATAATGACACATACTGATATGACCCCCAATTTGCATCTTCAGGTGCGGCACCTCCGTTTTCGTAATATTGATACTGTGATATATAAGCCATATTTTATTATTTTTCTTGTTGGTCCTCAAAATTTTCTAACCCTTGTCCAAACTGAACAGCCTGTAGCTCTCTTATAGACATACCTGCATACTGCAATATCTTTAATACCAACGTTGGTTCATCCGATATAGATAACTCAAAGTCTTGAAAGTCCGGTTGCGATTGGTCAAACGATGGCTCTCCACCAATTAGATTTATGTATGTCCACTTAGGGTCTTTAGGATATCTAATGTACTGACACTGAACTGCACCTATAGTATTTACACTTACAGGAAACAAAGACAATGTCGGCTCTTCTTGCGTGTAAGCAGGAAACATTGTAGATGGTGCTGTAAGTAATGAATTGTTAAGCATAGTTATTTTACTATGTGTAACCTTCTCAGCTTCGTTAACTACACTGTCATCATAGATTACATATTGATTTCCTGTAGCAAGAAAGATATTAGCATCTAGTGTAAGTATTGATGATGAGTTTACGTTAGTAACAATTGCAGTTGTGTTAGTTGTAATGTTACCTACGACATCTCCTACCTGAACACCTGAAGCAATAAAGTCACCTGTGGTATTACGTAGTTCGTTAACAACAACAGTGTCGTTTGTTCCGCTAGCCAATAGCCTTGTATATACAAGGACTTTATTAAGTAAGTAATAGTCATCACTAGTTGTTGTTTGACTAGGTGTAAAAAATTTATTGTTGTTATTGTGCGATAAAAAATTGGTTTCTGAAAAAATATTAATTACCTCCCCATATCCTTTTGTAATATCAGCATATCCTGTGCCTGACTGACGGGCATTTTCTTTGTTCAGTTGATAGTTATACTGATAAAAATAATCCTCGAATATATCCAACTGAGCTTGCTTAGCAAATAAGTTAAAATCAGAAGGAGAAATATATCCGTAATTATTTTTGTTCAGTATAGACAATACTGTGTTTCTAACCGAATTTATCATCTGTAATACTTTTCACAAAGATAGCAAAAAAAAAGAGTCCGATTAAAAACCGGACTCCTTGTTAATATATGCAACCGCTATTAAAGTTGTTTCTCTAAAAACTCTAATACACTTACTCCTTCGTCTGTTTTAAACCAATCAGATAAATATTCAATTGGGTCTACACCAAACGGAATGGTAGTCATTCTTTTTTTATTACCCTGAAGATTAAAGTAAACATCTCTTTGTTTATTTCTAAAGGCTAATATTTTGTTATCAAAAAACTGCTGTATAGTAGACTGAAGTTTTAAAGATGGGTCTGAGAGTGCCCGTAAGAAAATCTCAGGACTGTTTTTAGCAAACACCAATACATCTCTTTTTAGTTCTGCTGTGCTTACCTTAGACACATCTGTTGAGAATAAAACTCTACTTACATTCTCAAGTTGTTCTATACTTAGTTGCTTTGCTTCTATTAAAGCGTCCACCTCAACATTAAGTCTTTCAATTTCTTTTGTGGCATCTTGACTAAAGTCTACCTCTATGAATTTCTTTCCGTTAAGTGGGTGATAGTGTAAGAACTCCTGTAGCACAGGATTGTTTTTAGGGACACGCAACATACCATCTTCAAATATGATGGGTTCAACAATTACTGTTCCGTCTTGTTCATCTTCAAAACAACTCTTTTGATTTCTTGAGTATCTTAATGCTCTGTTGTAACCTTTCTCTTCATCAAAGTAAAGCAAAGGGCTTCGAGCATGGTTTCTTGAAGGGATAATGCACGACAATGGTGCTCTGTTTCTTGTGAGTTTATAAACTCTATCTTTTAATTCTAATTTCATTTTAATTTAATTTTATCTTTTAAAAAAAGGTAAGGGTGTCCTGTAGGACACCCTACCCTTATTACTTATTAGTCTTCGAACAATACGAAGTTGTTTGCACCCATAGTACAAATACATCTCTCAGATAAGTAGTTAACTTGCATAGCATCTAAATCAGATGTTGCTGCACCACCTGCTGAACCTGTAATCCACGTTTTGTAACGTCTATCTTCAGTTTCTGAAGCTCGGTAACGTACGTGTAAGAAAGGTCGCTTAGCATTCTTTCCAAGAACTTGGTCATATACAGTAGTAGAACCTGCAGGAACCATAAGACCATTGATAGCACCTGAACCACCAACACCAACAGCACCTCTTGTGAGTCCGCCACGCATAGTTGGGTCATTCAAATATTTCCAATCAGTCTTGTAGAAGTCATACCCTCTACGGAATCCTGAGAATCCTAAGTTAAGAGCCATTTCCTCATCGTTGTCAAATAGTCCGTAAGACGTACCACCTGCACCATAAGAATTTTGAGCTGCTAACATATCATCAATTGCGAATCCAAATGCTCTGTCAAGGAAAAGTACGTTCTCCTCGATAGCTCCTTGAGAATCTAATCGTCCAATAATGGTATCAAAATCTGCAAGTGCATTAGGAACACCACCTGTCCAAAGATTACCTCTTTCAGATACTGAGTAGAATACACCCTCAGAACCTTTGTAACCTAATTGCTGAGCATTGCTCTGACCACCAATAGGAGTTGTAGGTGCTACTGCAGGAACTGCTTCAACCATAGATGTCTCTAGATAATCATCAAAACGCAAACGAGTTTCGTGCTCTGATTTCATATACCATAGATATCCTGTTGCTCCGTTTTCTGTAGTTACTTCTACCCATCCAATTTGAGCCATATCAGAACCTGATACCTCATACTTATCTTTTAAGATAATAGGAGAGTTCTCAAAGATGTAGTCATCAGACTCAAGAGAACCTTCCATTCCTGTTGTTCCTTTTTTAAATTCAGAACCGTAGATAAATACAGTAACGTCAGAATTTCCAACACCTGTACCTGAGGTTACAAGACCACCTGCTTCATAAAAAGCAACTGTAAATTGAATTGGAGATGCAGTTAAATCAACACTAGATACGATACCTTTGTTCTCTCCTGAACCATCGTTCTGTGCAATAACAACAGTTTGTCCTTCTCTTATGGCAATACCGCCTGTAGCTGAGAAAGGAACCTGTCCTGTGGTAGTAACACCTGTAGGAGCAGCCGGGTCATTAACCTGAAAAACTGCTTCACTTGCGTTAGCTGTAGCTGCAGTACCTACCTGTGAATATTTCACGTGTAGTCTACCTTGCTCTGCCCACTTTACTAAATCTGAATTAGAAGGAAGCTCTGCTCCTACCATTCTTAAGAATGAACTAATTGTTCTGTTACCATAACGCTCAAACTCTTTCTCATAAGTATCAGGAAGATACTGATTTAAAAAGTCAAAGTTAGTTATGTAGTTTGTTGACCGTGGCACTTGCTGTGCTGACGGTTGAAGGTCAAAACCGGACCCTGAAAAATTACCTGACATTTTTTTTAATTTTTAAAATTGTTTTACTTTTTTTTACTTTTAATTTTTAAGCCTCTACTACTTGGTGTAGATACAGACCTAATTTGCACACCATCCTTTGTACGTGCCACTTGCGGTGTTTTACGTTCTGTCATATCGACATTTTTCATCTTACGTGTAACATCCTCAGTTGCATCTGATTTACCCTGCTCATAAAAGAACGAAGCAAACCTTTCCGGATTCATTGCGATGGCTAGTGACCTGTGATAACCTTCAGCGTCATTAATAAGCCCTGTCTCTTTATCCATAAATTTTCTTACAAAAACTGATGAATCTAACTGAGCTTCTTTTATCTTCTGTGCATCACCGGGATTAAAATTCAAAGTAGCGTCCCCTATCTTGAAATCAAAACCTTTGAAATCTTGGAACACCTCATCGGTTTTATCAACAAACCAATTTCTTTTTCTTGTTAATTCCTCTTGGCTACTCTTAGCCGAGTTCAAGTATTGCTTATACTCTTCAAGTTCTTCTTGAAGCTCCGTAGAAATTCCAACCGTGCTTGACTCAAGGGGTTGTTTGTACATTTCTTTTTGCTCGTTAAAAAACTTTCTTGCTTTAGCAATAGCTTTTTTCTTTATCAACTTTATTTTCTTTACATCTTTTTCATCATCAAGTTCTTCATCATAGCTGTAATCGTCCATAAGGACTTCTACATCTTCTGAATCAGTAGCCTCTCCTGAAGCAATAAGATATTCAGATAAAAGTTGGTCATCTTCCATAGAAGAAAAATCTCTGTTTAATTTTACGTAATCTTCGATTCCTCTGCCTGTGGTTTTTTTATAATCAAAGTAAGCCTTAACATCTTCAGGCAACTCTTCGTTTGATTCTTTTTCTTCAAAGAGTTGGTCTACAGATGTAAACTCCTTTTCATATCTATTCTTAATAAATGAAAGAACATCTTCTTCATTTAACTGTGAAGATTCAGCGGGCTCTATTTCTGTAGTTGTCTCTTCAACCTCTACTGTTGCAGAATCCTCAGTTTCATTTTGTTGCTGCTCGTGCTTTTCGAGCAACTCTTCTTCAATTTGCTGAGTAGATTTTTCTTCAACCGACTCAACTGCTTTTACTTTTATTTCCATTTAATTAAATTTTTACAAAGTTAATAATAAAATTTTTCTAATTTTATTTACTATCTTGGAGAGAACTCCGCTAAATCAAAACCATCTAAACTATCCTCGTTAGATTCAAATATCTGAGGAGGTAAATTATTTTTACGTTGATTTATTAATTTAGATTGCTCTGTGTTCTGCTGACTTATACGAGCAGCCTTAGCACCTTCTCTTTGAGATTCTCTTTGCTGCAATGCATTCTCAGAAATATCTCTAAGCTGCTGATTGTAGTTAAACTCCTCAGCCATTAACTGACTCTTAAGCTCAGCTTCGTTCTTCATCTTTTCTATTTCAAACGCAATCTCTGCCTGCTTTAACTGCATTTTACCCTGCATCTCTGCTTGTAGTTTCTGCATAGATGCTTGAGCAGCCATCTGCTGTGACTGCATCTGCTGCTGAGCTTGCATAGCTTGTTTCTGCATAGCTAACCTTTCTTCTCTATCTTGCTTTTGCTTACGTTTTAATTTTAAAAGTTGATTAGCAAGTTTAATATTTTTAATCTCACGAATATCAATTGCATCTTCTAAGTTAATATCTTGCTTAGATAAAGCCATTTGAATATTCTGCTCAAGCATTGCTTTTTCTTCTTCATCAGGAGCAATCTCTAAAAATATACCAAAGTCATATATATATAAATCTGATATATCGTTAAGTATACTTACATTGTACTTACCAATTTTATTAGCAAAGTCATCTTTAAAGTCTGAGTATTCTAAAATATCTGCAACCCTATATGTAAGTGCCTCTGACAAACTTCTAAATATATAAAGGCTTCCGTCTAATATATGACGAGTAGCTACATTTGAATTTAATGCAGCAAGTTTCTGAAGACCTACTAATGAATCCGGGTCAGGCATACTACCATCTCTAGCTTCATTTAATCCCGTAACAGTCCTAATCATATTAAGATAGTAATTATAATTAGTAATAAGCATCTGTGTTTTAGATGCACCTGAGTTAGATGTTAACTGTTGTATAGGTACTCTTGCATTATTAAAGTCACCATCTTGTGTATATGACCTACCTATTACACTACCTGTCTGAAAATATAATCTTAACGCATCTTCAGGGTTATATGCATTTCCTGTACCTAGGTCAACTTCATTTAATCCATCCGCATCTATATACACACCATCCGGCACGACACGTGAAATAACTTGCTGTAGTTTTAAGTGAGTCATTTGAATTAAATCAGCAAAAGGTATCATACGCCTAACTAAAGATTCAATAGCACCCTTATACATTCTTGGTGCAACTGCAACGTAGTTAGGTAAAGCGTGCTGACTTGTAGATTTAGGTCTAACCATATTCTTAGCAAGCTCCCACTTTAATATTATATTAGTACCCATAACCATTACGCCTTCGTACCACACGTCAATAGTCTTTTCAAACTTTTCAAAGTTACCTTCTTCCATCACTTCAACAGGCGGGTCAAATTGGTCATCCTTTTCAATAACCTTACTAGCACCCGTAGCCATTACTTTTTTCTTATAGACCATCTTCTTGGTGGTCTTGTAGTTAAAGTACATTAAAGTAACTGTGTCTCTATAAAAAATATCGTTCTCATAAAACTGAGCTACGTTATAGTAATCATACCAAGACTGACTGTATTTGGATATCTCCTCTAAATCTTCATTGGTTAGAGAAGGGTCAATTTTTTTACAGTCTATTATTGGCATTGTTTTTATCTCACCCCAATAAAAGCAATCCTTAAAGTGAGGGTCTTCTGTATAGCTGTACACAATGTTAGCAGGGTCAACATAAGAAACCTTTACTCCTGAGCCCGGCAAGAACTCGTGCTTAGCTACCCCTATTCCTAGTACAGCTAAGTCATAATCAAATTGCTTACGTAAATCTAAGTAATGGTTCTCTTCAAGTAAAGTGTTGATAGCTTCTTCTTCGGCTATCTCAATTGCAGGTTTATAATTTAACTGCATATATAAAGATAACTCTTCGTCTGTTGCAGGAAGTTCTTCAGCAGGCACAACAAATGGGTCTACCCCTGTTTGTGATTGTATTATCTCTAATACATCTTTAGCCGCCATTTGTCCCTCAACCATATCTTGATACTTGGAACGTTTAGCCTGAGACATAGCATCCTGTGCATAAGCCTTTACTTTAAACAACCTATCTGCCATACCGTTTACAACGATATCAACAAACTTTGGTATAATTGGAACGGGAGTCCAATCAAGATTTAAATAACTTAAATCCCCATCTACTGCTAGCTCACTTTTATATTTACTTATAGATTGTTCGCCTCTTGCGTATAATCTTAATCTATGAAACTCTCTCCATTGATTATAATATCTACAACTATTCCCATCTTTCCTGAACCACTCATACTGTATTGCTTGACCTATTTGAAGACCAAACTCAACAGTAGATTTTTCTGAGTCCGAGGCAAATTGACTAGGAAACCCTGCAGATGAAATGTTTAGTTTTACATCTTTCATCTAATTATTTGACTTATGTTACCGGTATTTGTGTACTTTGCAAAGTTAATCATTATTCTTGATTCTTTTTTTCCGGGCTGATATAGGTGTTTTTGACACGCCATAATTGCAAGTCCCGAACTAATAGACGCATCATATTTTGTTCTGTTGCTTATATCAAACTTAGCCCAATCCTCAAGAGTTCTGTTGAAGGGCATTGTGTTCATGTCTCCCTCTTCACCTTTTAATCCAACGTGTTTTTCAATATAAGACTCAATAGCTGCTGCGTGTGCTTGCTTAACATCCTCACTACTATTGGGTATGCCTCCAAGTTCACGTTCTGTCTTAGATAGTTTTGTAAATACTTTGTCAGGTCTATTCATACAGAATCCTCTGTATCCCCTGTTTTTAAAATGATACAATAACCTTGGTTTATTATTCTCTATAAGTATTGGCATACCATAAAACACACAAGCCATAAGGACATCCTCAAAGAATATCTCTGCTGTTTGTGGTCGTGCTATGTATTCTAAAAAAAATTCGTTACTTGGTGCTTCTTCCATACTAAACTTTGTTAGTCCGTGTAACGCACCATTAGAGCCAACTCCTCCAACAGTCCCTGATATATCATATGAGTCACATCCGAATGCTCCTATATGTTCATTGCCGGGATGCTTTACACCTTTCTTTGATATTGTATTGTTCTGTAGGTTTTTGTTTGGAACCCAAGATATAAAAAACCTTCCACGCTTATCAGGATTAAAAACAACTTGACTATCTTTAATTCCGTTTTTCCAACTAAACGAACCACGTGTTACATATTGGTCCGTAATCATTCCATCATTATAGTCTATCTGTTGGTATATCTTTGTTAGATTAAATAGAGACTGTTTACTCTCATCCCTAAAAGCGTGTGACTCTGTCCTTGGAAACTGTCTGTAATATTCATTCAGTGCATCAGGGTCGTTCTTTAATGAATCAACTTCGTTCTCCCAATACTCAATAGCTCCCATAGAAATCATTTCATTGTCAATACCTAACACCTCGACAGGTGGCGTTTCTAAAACAGGCATCCCGTATCTATCTATAAATCCTTCCATATTCCACTCCATTGGAATAAACAAAGAGTACATCCCACTTTTTGTCTGACCATTGGAGTTACGTTCAAATACATTTGAGTCATAATAAAGATGCTTGAAATTATCACCACCTTTAGATAAGGCATTTGATGTTGAACCCATCATACACTTACCTATAATCTTACTACCTAAACGTAAACACGTTTTAGTTACACGCCAATTGTTTAATATATTGTTAGGCTTTAACCATTTCCCACTCTCATCGTGCACTAGCAATAATAACTTCTCACCATCATAGCTGTTGTCGTCTGTGTTCTTCCAATCTATTGTTGTATCTAATCCCTGTATTTCATCCTCATCAGAGTCATACATATTCTTTTTTGTAATCTTAGATGCGGGCACACGATAGGCAAGCTCTGTCTTCGGCTTATCCATACCATCCATAATAGGTTTAAAAAAGAAAGGTAGCCTACTATTTATAGGTACAACCTTGTCTGTAAACATCTTCTTAGCATCCGAACCTGTCTTTGATAATATACCAACCCTAGCATCCTTTGCAAGCGTTCCTGTATTAACGCATTCGGATGATGACATAAATGAAAAACCTGAACGCCTAATCTTAAGGTATGTCATACCAAAACTTCTCTTGTCAGCCTTACAAGCCTCCCAAAAAATATATAGTAACCTATTAGCCTCTCTGTAGTCAGGGTATCCAACATCTATATTAGTCCACTGCAGATACATATAGTGTGCACCTGTAATATAGGTAGGCACTCCACGATTCATAAACCAACACCCCTCTTCTCTATAGTCAAACTCTTGCTCTATATAATCAACCCACCTAGATTTAAATTCAGATGGCATTTCATTCCATTGGAATATAGATTGAATTTTAGATAGTTGCTTTGGTATATCTTGCCTTTCCCAATACTGTTGTTTTTTATCTGCGTGCCTTTGAATACATTCTTTAGGTGCTTTAGGTAAAGCAATCTTTAAACCTGACACCTCAATAACATCACCTATCTCTCCTGTCTTTGATATTACAACTATGTCGTACTTGCTATTATATCCATAAATCCAAGACCTATTCCTGTTCTTATTTGATAGTACGCTTTTTGGTACTACGTTATTAAGCAACCTATATATCTCGTTATTTTGACCTTCTTTCAGCAAATCCCTGTTTAGTATCTATCTTATTATTAGGTAAAGTCTCTTCTAAAGATTCTTTTTCTTCTTCAATTCTTTTAAGTATTTCAAATGCATCGAATATAGCTAGCTTCTTTGTAGCTGCAGCATTCTTTAATCTATCGGCAGCTAAATCATCTTCAGGGTCAGGCTTTATAATTTTTTCTTTTGCAACTCTTATGAGTTGCTCTACTGCCTGATGACCTGCTTCTATTATCTTTAGCTTAATTTCTTTACTACTCATATTACTAAAGTTATTGAGTGGTCATACATTCTGTAAATAGTTTCACCATCTACATTAAATTTATATTCTTGATTTGGTTTATAACAAACAGTATCTCCTACCTTAACACCTTTATTTTTTAATCCTTCATTTACAATTACCATTTCTCCCATAAGGGGTTCTTTTGTAAAAGGTTTAAATATATAGCTATCGGTTACAGGTACAGGTCTTACAAAACAATACCTATCGTATCCATACCAATCCCCATCTTTTTTGTAAGCAAAGAATTGGTCAGGGTCTAAGAAAAAAATATTGTCTTTTAAAAAACTTTTACCGCTCTTACGCCTTCCTTTCATGTCATTATAAAACTTAAAAACATTGTGATGAACCAATAATGTATCACCTTTTTTAATAGGTCCACAGTAATTTAAAGGGGTTTCAACAACAATAGCTTCTCTATTAGATGTAGATACATCTTCTTCTGACGTACTTGTTATAAAATCAATACCTCCTATGTTTTTAATATTGTCGTATCTCCTTTTATTTTTAGGTTCTACAATAAATTGATAAATAGATTTCATTTTAAAAGTTTATATTGTACTCAATAGATATAGGCATTGTGTTTGTAAACTCTTTCCACAAAACAACTTCACTATTTTTTTCAATATATATTTTTATAGAATCAGAATCCTCGTAATACTTAATTAAATGAATAGTATAATTAGCACCTAATACTTGTTGACCAACAAGATAGTGCATAGCTCCTTCCTTATAATCAGGACCTATTGAAATTTTTCTAATGTCCATTTGTTTAAATTAAATTTTTAACAAAGATAATTAAAAAACAATCATTAAAAAAGAAACGCCACTCACAAAGAGCAGCGTCAGACTAGAGGTACTATCTCTAGTGATGTTGATACAAATATATAATTAAATAATATAAGTAATTATTTTTTTAGTAAACAACGCAGACATTACTAGCAGCCCCTGCAGATGCAGGAGTTCTATATAGCTGACCTACCTGTAAAAATCCTGCTAGAGCAGCCGTGTTATCAGCGAATACAGGTAGATTTACACTTACTACAGATAATAACTGAAGCAATGACTCTACTGTATAGTTTTTAGTTTTCTTTAAATCCTGTTCGTCAGTACCTATTAACATATCTGTTAGGTTAACCTGACCGGATATTGGGTATGTACTAATTAATGCCATATCTTAAGACCAAGGTAAGGGCTTAACAGCAGGAACTACAGGAGGATTGATTTTTTTATCAACTTGCGAAGCTAAAGACTTCTCAATAGAATCAACACCTTCTTTACCTAATGACTCTTTAACCCATCCAATAACTTGCTCTTCTGTAAGTTCAGAATAAGCAACAAACCCTTCTTCTTCTTTTGGCTTAATTACAATAGAACTTACTGCTGATGCTTTATATTCTTTTCCATCAACCTCTTCTGTACAATCTACTTCATAAAATATAGATGTAACAAAATCTTTTTCATTTACTTCATCTATTGCCTGTAAACTTTTTATTTTCCAAGTATAATTTTTCATTTTTTTATTTTTTTTAAATTAGTTATTATTAAGGTGCTACCATTAATTTTACAGGATTTCCATTAACAATTATTTCCCAAGTTTCAAACGCTGCACCTGTGTAAGGAGTAAATGTTCCTACGGGATATGAACCCGAACCAATAACAAGCTGATTATCTGCTGAAGCTTGAGCTTCACTACCTATTACAATAGTACCTGTAATTCCTCCTAATGCATCAGCAGCCTTTCCAATAAAAATATTATTATTTCCTGTTGTAATATTTTGCATTGCACTCGTTCCTAATGCTACATTACCTGAACCACTAGTAACAGCAAGCAAAGCGTTTTTACCTACAGCTACATTGCTCTCTGCACTTGAGTTAAAAACAGATTTATGTGATTCAGAACCTACAGCCGTATTGTTTCCTCCATTCCAAGCCTCATTACCTGAACGGTATCCAATATATGTATTATTACCTGTTCTTGAATTATATCCTGTAAATGCACCAACACCTGTATTATAACTTCCTGATGTTGATAAAAAAGAAAGCTCACCTATTGCCGTATTTTGCTCTCCTGTAGTTGTTTGTTGCAATGCTGCTACACCTATACCTATATTTTGACTACCTGTGGTACTATTAATTAATGCTTGCCATCCTATTGCCACATTGTTTGTGCCTGAAACATTATTTTGAAATGCTTGCCATCCATAAACAGTATTATTTGTAGTTGGTTGTGCACTCTCAGCAATGTCTGCCATTGTGAAAAATGCTGCTCTTGCATTTGTTTGTTCTGAGCCTAATTGTTCTACAGTTACACCTGTGGTGTCAGCTCTAAACTGTGCGTTACTTGGTACGGTTGCCATAATATTGTTTTTTTTATTTTTGTTCTGTTGGAAATACTTCTCTTAATGCGTCAACTATTAGTGATGCATCGTTTAAATTGTAGCATCCCTTTTGGATTGCTAAGTCTATTGCGTTTACTATTGTTTGTATCTTATCTTGCATAATGCAAATATAATTATTTTATTTTTATGCCTACCAAGGTAAAGCAGGTTTGCTAGGTTCTACAACAGGACTAATCTTGCTGTCAATCATTCCTCCTACGGCTGCTTCAAAAGAAGCTACTGACTCAGCTCCTAGTGAATCTTTTATCCATCCTACTACTGTATCATTAGTTAAATCATCATAAGCAATGAAATCGTCTTTTTCAGATATCTCAAACTTTAAAGCATTGTGATTTAATTCAGATGAGTATGTTTTACCATCTACCTCTTCTTCTCCCGATACGGTAAACGTAACATCTACCACATAGTTTAATTCTCCTTCTATATCTTTCGTATATAGACTTTCAACTGTCCAAGTATAATTTTTCATTTTATGCTAATAATATTTTTTCTGCTACTCCATTTATAATTACATCCCAAGTTTTTGTCTGAGCTGCTGCTGCTGTGGTTACTGCTCCTGAGTTATAGGTTGAAGAACCAACTACAAACTGATTACTTGCTGTTGCTGTCGCCTCCTTACCCAATATTACAGAATGACTAAAGTTACCGCTATTTACATTCGCACCTAATGCCGAGTTACCTTCTCCTGTTGTGTTGGCTGATAACGCAGAAATACCAATGGCTGTGTTATCTGAAGATGTTGTGTTTTGTAAAGATGATACACCAAGTGCAGTATTACTATTACCCGAAATGTTATTCTGTAAACTAGTACGACCAACAGCAGTATTGTTAACTGCCGTTTGTATTTTCCATCCTGTCGTGTATCCTATACAAATATTTTGAGTTCCACTAGTAGCATCCTGCAATGCAAATTCTCCTATTGCAACATTTCCATTACCATTTGTTAAACTTTTTAAAGTCCTAAATCCAAGAGATGTATTATAAATACCTGTATCATTTATTGCTTGAGATTCACCTCCAATAGCTGTATTGAATTGTCCACCACCTACAGTCATTGCCTGATATCCATAAACTGTTACACCAAAATTACTCCGTACACCACCATACCATACAGATGTACCGTCATCATTCAATAAGCCATCTCCTAGAGTTGTTCCTGCTGTAAACTTAGCAACCTTATTTGCCGTTCCTGAACCTGAAAGACCTCCACCTGTTGTGTCTATAATGTCTTGCATTGTAAAGTATTCAGCCCTTCCTTGCGTTTGTGCCGAACCTCTTTCTACTATAGGGACACCTGTTGTGTCTCCTCTAAACTGTGTATTACTTGGTATAATAGCCATAAT